GCCGGTACCGTAAACACAAAGAAGTACAGTGTAGTGAAAGAGACCACATTTCCTAATTTGTGAGTTAGATTACTATATTACGTGGAAAATCTAGAAAAACCACTACTCTTTCGAGATTGACGAACCAAGTCGGGTACGGTGTGTTAGACATCAACACACGGATGTTGCCACCTATATAGCACCTAGATGGACTGGACGTATCGATTAATCTTAAGTCCTGGGCATGCTTAGACCTTAAGCATGAAAGGTACGGGAGGGGCCCGTAACCGCTTATTTTGAGTAAACCACACCTTCTGGAGACAATGCAATAGTGTTCTTATTCTTCAACTTGATATGTGAGAGTGCTATTGGTAGGAAGTCGTGGCCGTTGAATTCTGCGCTAACAGTGAAGGGAAGTTCGATGCCAAGTTCGGAAAAAGCAAGAGCTCCAGTATAAGAGAGACCTTGAATGGAGATAGGAGGCTCGAGCGTATAGTAATGTTGAACAGGGAAGGCAGGGATATCGAGAAAAGAATGAGAGAAACCAGAGCCAGCGTGCTGACACAAAGTAACCTTCATAGTTTCATTGCCAAGGACAACAGGAAAAGAATTACTTACGTATTTGACTGATGTATGGTTTGAGTTCTTGAATAACTGGTTTGAGTTCTCTAGCAATTTGCCTCCCTCCTCTAATAGCCGTAGTAATGTCAGAAGTGAAATTCCTAAAACTATAAGCATGAGGAATTTCGTCAGACTCACCTGCTTTAACAAAACTACCACCTGCTCTCAGGTAATCTCTCACGGTTGTACTCGCTTCTTGTGAGTCAACTGAATTCCTCATTGAACCATTAAAAGGAATCTGCTCGTCAGGTAATACACTAACATTTGCGTACCCTTCGATGCTGAGCTGCATTCCGTTGCTCACACCTTGTACTAGTAGCACTGGCCATGGCTTTGAAACTTCTGTACTAGTTTGGGTGTACACATCAACTTCAACAGAAAAATTGTACATTGTGGCACAACCACCATAAACTTTGTAACCTTCGTAAACTGAGTTAGATGGAACTATGAGACTGTAAGAGTATGAGGTACTAAAACTACTAGCAGCTGGTTGTACCGAAGAGTTGTAAATGAGAGGAGCAGTGTGATATGTAGTGACAGTGGGCATACCGACTTGACGAGTGTATACGTAAAATGTGAGAGTTGGATTAGGCAACGTGGCTAAGATTTCTTTTGGATACCCACTAACTCTCACGACGAAGTACATATAACTGTTACTACCATAACCAATTATAGATCTAACACCAGTGTCAACAGTGTAAGTTCCTGTGTATGCAAAGGCTTCTCGATTTCTAGAAGTGCACAAATTGATAAGATTTTCATTAGTAGGATCTATTCCTATGGAAAGAGGCAAATCCTGTTGCATAACGTAAGGCACACAAGCCATAGCACCAGTTTGCAATTTGATGAGATCAGTTCGTTGCTCTGAAGTAGATTGTGTGTACATGACGTCAGGGCTAACTGTAACAGGATTAATTGAGTGGAAAACCATAGCTCTGACAGTACCACTCAAAGTAGAATTGGTAGAACTTATAGTGTCGCTTACTACTTTAAGTCTGGCAAGGTTGCTCGACATAGTGTTACCATACTCTTCTGGTTGTAAGGAGGGATAAACAATCTTCTCCAAAAACCAGGCATTGTTCCACCCATATACTTTGATACCGTATTGTGGAAGCGATGGATCCGTGGTGAGTAACACCTGCGTATAGTTGTTGGCCACAGTGTAAGTCGATGACATTTCTATGTCCAATGGTACTTCGAACGGGGATTTGGTGACATTGAGGTTCTTCGTCGAGAAAAGATAAGAGCTTGCTGTGAAAGAACCAGCTCGGGCTGATTGAATTGCTGACTCAGTGGGATTTGTTGCAGCTCGCATGATAATTCTTCGAAGTTCTCTAGCTTGTTCTCTGGTAAGTCCTGATACATTATTCTTTCCTTCTGCATTTGTGAAAGAGTAAAATCGTTTTGGGGACTCATTCTGTTCGTTTCTAGCGGAGAGAACTCTGTCCCTTTGCTCATCAAACTTTGGGTCTGATGACCATTGGGATGGTTTTGGTTTTCTGGCGCGTTTCGTTTCATTTGATTTAGATGGTTGCATTGCATAATGTTCAAAATTTAAGGCTTCTCAAGTCCTTGTAGCACAAGGGATGCCTGGATGTATCATCCAGCGTTAAAGGTGAGCATGAGAGACGTTGAAGGACACGCCTAAGGCATGTACACATTCACCTTCTTGAGGAGTTTACGATATCTTGACACTTTCATTACTACGCTACGTTTAACAAAGTCGAACATGCTTAATACGAAGCTGACTGGTTCATACACTCCTAAAGAATGTAGGTGCAAAGTGTTAGTATGGAAAAGGATATCATGAAGTTCGTCACTGAGATAACATGTCCAAAACGCTCTCCAACCAACAATGAAACTCATGATATCATCATCAGAACAATCAACAGGATGTAATTTTCCGATAAACCTAATCACATAACGAGTAACATTAGGTGCATATCCCTTATCAGTTATGAGGTAATGGCAAAATTCATAAACATTGTTGAGCGAGTGTGTTTTGATGTTGTCCTTAGTAACCATCCCACACAGTTTTAAAATGTCATGACGTGTAGCTACAGCATTGGCATGTACAGAAATGAAATCATCGCCTTGTGCTGCTATAAAAGTAGCGTCACCCCAACCCAAGTAAACCATGCCGATAGTTACAACGGTGTTGAAGAACAAGGTATGTGCATCTCCAGAAGACAAACCAAAGTGTATGGAGAGTTTCATAGCGAGGTCCGGTGACAAACTACTCCATTGTTCTCCGAATATCCTCAAGTAATTAAGAGATTGTCCACCTAGATCATCTATAGCTAACTGCTTGCAACATAATGAGATAAATCTACAAAATATTATATAAGAGACTGGACCATGTGACATATCGTAACATGTCATGTCAGAAGTGCAAACTGTGACATTATCCTTGAGATACATGTGAATGTGCTTCAGTGATCTATCAGCTGAACCGCCTTTGATACCACTAAAACCTATACTTGATGAGATACAGGCCAGTACTATATCTTCTAGAAGACCAATAAAACCGCGAGCATATGTCATTATTTCTGGGGGTATAGCATTCGTGTTCTGTGCTCCTTTAAGTTTATTGATACGTGGATTGTTCAAATCTGGTTCAACACTATTTTTAACTCCAGTTTTAGGATAGCAAAGTTTTCGACTTGGACTATCTTCACCAGTAAGATTGAGATCATGCTCAAACGAGTTCTTCTCTCTGAGATTGGCTAAATAACCTATAGCAGAAACAATGATGGAATCAGCAATATCGACAGTTCTCCTACACTTGAAATGATCTGCAAAGCATTTATCAACCCTTGTGTGAACATAATCCTTTAAAATAACACCGTTTGTAAAACTGTATGGTCGAAAGCAATCGTCCCAAGCTTTAGTAACATTTAACTTGTTATCTTTGTTCTGTAGAACTCTGAGAGCCGAACTTAGAGAATGATAAGAACTAGAGGCATGATAGGATACTCCAAACCTACCTGTTGTGCACAAAGTGATTCTTTGGACAATGCGTTCCTTCTTCCAATTGCTAAGATCGACTCTAATACTATTAGTTGGTGAGAATTTTGAGAAATCGAAGGGAATAGTTTTGTATGGAAGTAGACACTCAACACCATCATGATTGATGCATGGTTCGAAATGCCAATAGTTACCAAGTAACCATACGACAGCTTCTATGTTATCTTTGTACATATTGTAATATCTCCTCTCAAGCTCCGGAAAAGTCACACCTGCCATGAGTCTTGGATTCGCTACAAGTACTCTGCTAACCTCGCCATGATCGAAGAAAGAGTTGACGATTGGTAACGACCTGCGATTGTAACGGATTACACTTTCTTGTGCATTAACTGTGTCAACAACATATTCACAATCATAGTCTTGCAAAGTGACCTCAATATTGTTGACCACCTGATCCTTGCTAACGAGTTCATTGTCAAACCACGATGCATATGCACAATCTCTTACTCTCTGATTTCTTTTATGCACAAAAAAATTGAAAAGAGCATGAATAAGAATCCGTGTTGTCAAATTAAGAGGAAGGAAAACTGTAATAAAATGTAACAAGCTATTACCTGCCTGTACTTTTTCATCGAGGAAAATCGACATTAAAAAAACGTATAGTTTTGGGATTCCATGATGTACCATTGATCTCTTAATTATTTCCTCACAAACAGGAGTAAGGGTGTAAGATCTGAAGCCTTTTGAGAACCAATTAGCACCCACTAAAGCGTCACTCTCCTCGCATACAAACAGAGTGTGGTTGATAGCCGTTTTGCACCTGGTCAGACCCACATAATCGTGTGAAGATCTCTTACTAAGGAGTGCTAGAACAGGTTGTGACAGAGTGTAGCCAATGGATTCGTGAGCGCTTTTAACGGGGGTGTCTGCAGGTAGGATGGGTGCAACCTTAGAGGAAGCTCTACTGCTGACAACGAACAAATCACGAGGTAAATCACTAATGGTGTCAACGATGAATACTTCTGAGCGAGACGTGCCAACCATGCAATTTCTGAGAGATGCTGCGACGTAACCTGCATTATCTACAGAAACTCTATAGGAAACAAAGAGGTATGGTATCTTGTCGTAGTCTTTTTTCAGTTTGTTATTTTCTATAAAAGCAAGATCATTACATATTTCATCATTTGTAAAGCCAACCTGGATTTGAAAGGGATCCATCAAGAAATAAATTTTTTCGATATCACTACGATTGATCAAGATTTCTTTTTGCTCTTCAGTTAGTAATTGCGCCTCATCTACAAAGACTACATACTTTTTGCCCTTTGATCTGAATATTGAGTCTCCGATCTCTGCGTGCGTTTTGCTAAACACATTTCTAACATTCCTATATTGCTCTCTTAGTATTGTGGTAGGAGAAAACACCATGGTGATGCGATCCTGAACACTGGCAATCAATCGACTTTTGCCAGAACCAGCGACTCCGGAGACAAAGCTACATCTAGTCAAGCCGTGTTTCAACTTGGTTATACCCTTGACTTCTGTCATAAATTCGCACAGCATACAGCATCTCTTAGATTCAGCAAAGGAATAGCAAGATAATATATTTGGTATTTCCTCCGCATATATTTCTCTGTCAAAACAGAGTGAATACTTTGTGTACTCATACATGGTATTAAAACCTGCTCCAGGTAACCAAACGGAATGTCTTGATTGTTTCAGCTTTGGTACAGCAGAAGGTTGTAGTGTGCTCACTCGTAAACCAGAAAGACAACTATGTTCACATGCAGTGGGATAGAATTCTACAACTTCACCATCACTTTTGTCTTCAACCTCCAACAGTGTTGCTAATTCAAATTTAACTCTTTGAACAATTTTTGTATCATTTGCAACTGGTACCGCTGGACTAGGGTTCTTGATTAATTCTCTTGCTTCAACTACAACAGGTCTTTTAGTAGGAATCTCAGTAAATGTCTTTGAGTTCCATGTTTTCAGCACATATCTGACTTTCAATTCAGCAAGACTTTTCTCTTGATATCCCCAGCAGGAATGGTCTAAGGAGCTGACGCGTGTTAAGACTTTGATTGATGCATCGGGATGTGTCGATGAGTTTTGGTCCACAACGAGATAAACATGATTATTATCACAATAGACAGGTAACGCTATGCGAGTATACCTCAAGTGCAGAATTTCAACAAGATCGAGGTCAACTCTCAACACCACTATGCTCTTGTGAGTAGTGAAAAATTTTACTCTTGACTGTTCTACCTCTGTGTGTTGGTAATTAAACATGACAATCATTTGCGCGTTGCATGGTTTGACCTGGCATAATGTCTCGACACCTTTCAACTCTTCGTCAATATTTGTTCCTGACAAAATAATTTTGACTCCTGGATAGTGTTGTGACAGAAGAGCAAGGTGATTGCCGTCAAGAGTGGTGTCAAAAGCGACACTCTTGACAAAACTGTATTTCTCCAAGAAGTAGAGAGACATAGCTAATTCTTCCTTTCTTACATCTACAGGAAGGACAAATGATCTTCCACAAGAATTGGAGGTGGTAAGAGCACTGTAGTCAAAAGGATCAATGCTACCAGATTCGCTGGTTGTTTTAAGTTCATCCAGTTTGTACATTCTGGACAATCCATACATCGCTAAAGCAGGGATGAGACACATCATGATAGAAAAACCTGTTGTCATGCTGACGATTGCGCCTGCTAATATGATGGTTTCCGATGTTTCCAGACTTTTGAAATAATCAATCAGTGCTGTGATGGTACTGTTAAAATCACCCGAGGCCATTGCTTCACATTCATCGAAGACAGCAGAGGGGACTTGGCAGGAAAAGTCATAGAAAGCTTTGGAGTTTTCATTTTCAAACTTGCTCTTCCTCAAAAACTCTGCAAATAGATCTTTCAGACTTGCACCTTTCTCACTTATGTACGGATATAACTTCATTAAAATCACGAAGAACTTTCTAAGCTGTTTGACAAGATCTCTTCCGACTTCGATGCCTTTTGAACACAAGTCGTCAAGTTTGTGAAACCAATTCGCCTGAACAGAATGCATTTCTTCCCAAATCATTGAGTGGTACCTGCGGAAGAGATAGTCATCCAAAGGTTCTTTGGTAATTTTCTTTCCAGAGTACACGAACAAGTCTTGTACTCTTGCCTTGTTTTGGTGAGATTCCAAGTATAACTTGAAACTTTCTTCTTGTGTTAGTTCATCATTTCCACTTTTAGTTTTCACATTGACACTCTTCAACGTTGTCATCAAATCTGCACTGATGACGACTGTACCACTAAAATCATAAGTAGGTGCCAAGTAATACTGTTTTTTCATGTTCTTTGGTACGGATGTGATTCTAGTGTACAGAGATGAAGTTGAAATGGAGTAGCATCGTGCAACAACTTCACCGTATGCACATTCAAAAAAAGTTTGCGACTCGCAAACTGCTTGATTATCATAGAAGTGACTAGCCCAACAATCTACACTGCGTCTGTTATGTTCATAGAATCTTTCTCCGTTGTGTTGTGCAGAGTCTAAACCTTTGAAGTAGATATTTTTTCCATCAGTGTAATATGCATACTTTTGAATATGATTGTAAAAGAGCTTTCCTACAGACAGATCATTGGACGTTCTGCTGCAAATTCCGTTGCTCCAGTTTCCGTACGATGCACGCGACAGGAAACCCGGTAGATTTAACACAGAGATCCATATACAAACTGGTCTCTGCTCAATAAAATTCCTTATTTCATGGGTAGAAATAAAGTAGTCCACATGAATTGAATAGACAACTTCGATGCACTTTGGCACATTGTTCAAACTGGTAAAAACTCTGTTTGAACTGGGTGTGACTTCAAAAATACTTCTTTTTCCTCTCAGATACTGATGGTACTCTACCAGAACAGTGTCAGAACGTTGAGCAGCACTGAGATTAACTGGTACTCGCGTACGATCTGCATCACACCTCTTCGCATAGATATAAATATCTCCGGTGAAGCGAGCCTTGACAAATTCGTACTGTTCGATAGTAGGAGAAACAAGTAGCAAGTGATCAGCATTCTGGCCAAGCACTTTCTCTAAAGCAGCTGCTCTCGCATACTTAGTAGCCATTTTAAGCCACACGTGAGAACCTTGCCTCAGTGTAACCTGAGTATCCTCAGAAATGTTGAGATATGATTGAATTGACATCGAATGAATGGAAGAATAATAATAATGAATGAA